TTAGTCGAAATTTACAACGTTCGCTAAAGCTTTGGTTGCTCGTTCTTCGAGTTCTTTGAAACTATGAGAATAAACCTCTAATACCATTTTAGCCGTGTTACCTAGTAATTTGGCTATTGTTGTAACTGGAACACCTTCATTAATTAAAATCGTAGCAAATGTATGTCTGAATCCATGAGGTGTAATATTCTTGAGATCATTTCGCTTAATGATACGAGATAGTGATGCGCTAATGAAAGTATCAGAAATTGCTTCACATGTTTGGTAGGAAATAAACACATAATCATCGTCTGTCGTTTTAAGTCCATGGGCTAAACGATATTGTTTACACCATTTTCGATATTTATCCAGGGCACGAGCAAGAGGGGGGTTCATATCTAGTGTTCGTATGCTGTTTGATGTTTTAGTTGCTCGTTCGCCATGTCTATCACGAGTTCTACCAATCGATAGAGTGTTATTTTCAAAATCGATATTTTTCCAACGTAATGCTGCCAATTCCCCCCGACGCATACCAGTGGATGCGAGTGTAATGAATACTGTTTGAACAGTAATATTTTCTTGCTCCCTACAACATCTTAAGAAGTGACTCAATTCATCAGGTGTATAAACATTTTCCCGAACATCTTTCCCTGCAGACTCATGAACTTTATCACCTGTATTTTTAATCGTAATTTTTGTAAAACGATTTCTTGTAATAATTTCATGATCTACTGCACCATTTACACAAATTTTAAATATACGATGATATAATTTAACTGTATTTACTGAATACTTTTTCAATAGTTCATCAATATAAGCTTGTTTATACGTAATTTTATCCAGCTTGGACAATTTGTAATGGCCTAATAACGGTTTAATCTGCTGCTCAATTATTTTTTTCTCGTTGTAAGACGGTTGTGATTTTCCATTGATCGCGTTGTGATTCGAGCCATTTTTCAGCCCATTGAGCAACCGTTAGATTTTCATTTTCTATTAAACTAATGTTACCATCTAAAATCTCTTGTTTTACACGTAATAATTCTCTATAGGCTACATTCTCTGATTCAAAGCCAGATGCAGATTTTTCTTTTCTTTTTCGAAACCCATCATAATAACGATGACGATAGGCCCAACGTTTTTGCTTTTTACTATCCAAATACCAAAATAATTCATTATCTTTATTTGTTTTATTCATTTTATATCTTGCCATTTTGACTTCACCTTTCTTTACACTGGCAGGTGTAGGCTAGTCGATTGCATCACTCCTTTCAAAAAAAGAATGTATGTTCTTTTTATGTGTTAAGAAAAAGCGTTCAATTGAACGCTACAAATTTTAAATTTTCAAAAGTTCGCTTTTCTTTGCATCAAATTCAGCTTGTGTTATAGCACCCATGTCCAACAGATTTTTGTATTTCAGTATTTCATCTGCAATTGAGCTATTTTGCTGAATAGGGGCTTCAGCAACTGGTTGTTGTTGATTACAAATTACTTCTAAAACTGCTAAACATTCGTGAGCAAGTTTATACACATTTTTATATACTAATCCATCTTTCTTCGTAGCTGCTTCTATAAAATTGACATATACTACTGGATGGTTAATGTTATTTAAAGTAATTTTTAATTTTAAGCTACTACAAACACCTGTTGTTTTCTTTTTACCAGTTACACCTCCAACAATTGCACCAACGCCACCAAACACAGCCCCACCAACAAGAGCACGGCCTAAACCTCCAGAACTTATTGACTCACCGTCTTCAAGTAATTCAAAATCAACAATATCGCTATAATTATATACAGTTGACTTATTACGCTTGCCAAAAATTCCAGTCAGTGGCACCCATTTTTTTACTGTTATCATCAAACTCTACAAAATTACCGATTCTTTTTGTTGGGTTAAAACTATCTAATTCTAATTTATTTTCATTTTGTGCTTGTATTGCTTTTTCAACATCCGCAATAGACATTTGCTTAATTGGTTTAGTTACGTTACTAAGTTTGTCGAATCCAGCTTCTTTAAAGCAACTAGGACATATGTATTTACCATCTGCAATTCGAGTGCGACTTAAACCAATTTCCTTTTCACATATACTACATACTTCCTTACCGAAAAATCCCATGCTTATCCCTTCCTTTGTATGTAAAATTTGTAAGTAAAAATATATATTAAAATAGCCCCTTAAATTTCAGTTCCACTAATTCAACTGGAACATGGTGTAAGGCAGCTATGTCGTATATTGTCATTTGGTCATAAAATTCAAATAAACTTTCATCTGGAATTAATAGATGAGCAGCAGCTATGTTAGCTTCTCTTTCTATTTTTTTCTACAGACAGTAGTGTATATTTCCTCATAAAAGGGGTGTTAACCCGCGGGTGTAATATAGCATGAAACAGTTCATGGGCACAAACTATCCTTTTCCAGACTTCATTGAGATTACTATTTATAACAATATATTTATTGCGTTTATGATACTTGTAATAACCTCTTATTTCCTCATGTAAATTCCATTCAATAATGTGGATGTTTAGAATTTCAGCTATTTCAAATGGACATGATGTACCATGCTTATTCACTAATCCATCTACAATTGTTTTTATCCGCATTTAATCACATCACTGGCCATATATGCACCCCCAATATTATTGGTCGTCGCGATATTTTTTTAGGCGTATATTTTTTTGTTAATTCTTTGTGTTTGTCTAAAAATATGTTCCATAGATTCAACAAGAGATTCTTTGGCTTCTTCTGACATAGGTTCACCATCGAATGCAAGACCATCACTATCTTCAATTTCTTGACGAAACTGTTTTATTCGTTTAGCAATGTCACGCTCATCTTTTTCGTTCAACGGAGTGCGATTATTTGTTCTTCCTAATAGATAATCAATAGAGACATTATATAAATTAGCTAATTTACTTAGAGTTTCATGGTCTGGACTACGTCTATCTATTTCATAAGCTGTATATGCTGATCTAGTGATACCAAGATAATCAGCTATATCTTGTTGTGTTTTTTTTAATTCCTTACGTAATGTTTTTAAACGAACACTTAACATAAACATGCCTCCTTAATTACATGATATGTGACAAAAAGCAACATTTCAATTCGGAAAACTTTTTGTGACAAAAAAAGAACTTTTGTAGTTGACTTTGTGACAAAATGCAACTATTATGATGTTATACAAAAGAAAAGAGGTGATTATAGGTGAGAGTTTGGCTTCGAGAACTACGTAAAAAAAAAGGATTCACTCAATCACAAGTTTCCGAATTAGCCAATATCGATCGTTCGCATTATGCAATGATTGAACTTGGAACTCGAAACCCTAAACCTGAAATAGCTATGAAAATTGCCAGAGTATTAGAATTTGATTGGCAAATTTTTTTATACAAAAAAAACGTGTCATTTAGTCACTTTTTGTTCGTATTCAGGGACTTTAAGCAACTTTTATAATCTGCCAAAAGTTTAGTAGATTGGAATTCTTCAATAAATAAGGAGGTTCATGTATGACTCAATTAGTTATTATCCAAAATCGGCAAGCTGTAACTACATCCTTACAGATAGCTGAAAGTTTCGAGAAAGAACATCGTAATGTTTTACGTGACATAGAGGGGTTGCTCAAAAATGAGCATACCAAAAAAACTTTTCTATAAAGGTGAATATGAACACCCACAAAATAAACAAGTGTACCCAATGTATTTTATGAACCGAGACGGATTCACTTTGCTGGCAATGGGTTTCACGGGCGAAAAAGCACTTGAATTTAAATTGAAATACATTCAAGCGTTTAACCAAATGGAGGAAAAGAATCTTCCTCAACGACTTTCAGAAAAAGAACAGCTCAAAGCTTCTATGAGACTATCATTAGAAACTTCCGAAGAGGTAGAAACTCTGAAATTAGAAGTTAGTGAAGTGAAAGAAACTGTTCAAAATATAGTTAATACCATGCGTATAGATGGAGGACAAGAAGCTCAAATTCGCAAACGTGGTAATGAAGCGGTTATGCAAGCTCTTGGCGGTAAAGATGCCAATGCATACAAACAACTAAGTAAACAAGTATTTTCTGCCTTTTGGCGCGATTTCAAAGATCACTTTCAGATTCCGCGTTACGGTGATTTACCAAAATCACGCTTTGCAGAAGGTATAAAGTTTATTTCTATGTGGCAGCCATCCACTTCATTACGAATGGACATTACGACTTCTAATGGACAACAGCATCTAAAATTAGTCGAAGGTGGTTGTTAGTATGTATCCAGCAGTTGTTGAAGTGAAGATAGATCAAGAATATGTTGAACAACGTGTAGATGCTAGAATAGACGAATTTGTCCGACCTCAAATGATTCTATGTAGTCTTGATAAACTTTGCAAAATGTACGACATGAGTATGAATACATTCAAAGACAACTTTCTGCATGATCCACGTGTACTAATTCACGAACGTACAAAGAGTACCAAAGGTAAACGTAGATTTTTATACGAACCTACTGTAGCAGCTATTAAAGAAATTATGGACGAATGGTAAAAAACAAAAATACACTGGCAGGTGTAGAAGCAGAGAAGAGGCGAGGGCAAATCGCCTCTATAAAACTACCTTTTAAGAGGTTAGAGCAACAACCTCTTAGCTATATCTTAACTTACTTCAGATGTAAATACGGTTCCGCATTCGCAACCTTTGTTCCAATTTGGAACATGAGATGGAGGTGAAATAGATGCAATTCGGGCCAATTTTAAAGGCATTACGTGTCAAAGCAGGAATGACACAGGAGGAAGTAGCTGAGCGGCTTAATCGAAGTCGTTCATGTGTATCAAAATTTGAGAGTGAACGAAAAACAATAGATATGCCAACGTTTATGCAATGGATTCAAATAACAGATGGGCAATTGGCAGCGGCGGCTATGATGTATGGAATAGACGCATTATCCATCATTAATCAAGTATTACCACTTGTACCAACAAGCATAATAGGAGGGTTCATTTTATGGATGGTGTAACAAAATTAGAACTAGAATTAGCAAAGTTAAAGGCTTGTAGAGAAGATTTATATGTAGCTTTAAACAAATTTAATAGTCTTGGGTATTCAAAAGAGGCCGTAGAGTGTGGTCAAAAAATTAACAAAGTATCCATAACTATTGCACGTATTGAAGCACATATCAGGGATCACCACAATTTTATGTGGCTTATAAATAATTTGGATTCGCGCGGAATTTTATCCGAAGGAGTGAGAAACCTTGTTCATTAGAAAAAAATCATGGGAAGCGATGACAACAAATGAAAAATTGATTGCTCTTTACTTCGCTTCAAGTAGAAAGCTGTCAGTTCGTTGGTCGTTAATAAAAAAAAGCTGCTTAATCGGATGCACGATTAAACAGCCATACCACATATACAAATCTATTATACAATTCAGACGTTTGCGAGTCAAACTCGCTCTCGTCAAGCAGTTTGTAAATGGTTGGTTAGCCGCTTCCTATTCAGGAATTTACAAGCTGCTTGATGGGACTAGCCATCAATTTATGTAGAAAAGGGTGATGAAAATTAAAAAGGACTACTGTGACAGCAGCAGTCCTTAAAAAGAAACTTTCAAATAATTGTTACTAACTATTTTACGTTACGGACTTCCAAAAATCAACTAGGAGGATATGTTCATGAGTAATCAAGAAAAGCCACTGACTTTAGCTCAAAAGCTTATAGAAATTCGCCGTAATATAGGCGGGTTTACAAAAGATGCACAAGGTCACAATTACAGTTATGTATCAAGCTCACAAGTGTTATCGAAAATTCAGCATACGATGAACGATTTAGGTGTTTTATTAATACCAAAAGTTTTAGATCAGCAATTCATGGAACATCCATATAAAGATAAATACGGCAAAGATAAACTAGATTTTATTGTTTATGGCAGTATGTCATATGTCTGGATGAATGCGGATGATCCAAAAGACATTATTGAAGTGCCTTTTTACTATACAGGTGCAAAAGATGATGTTTCTAAAGCATTTGGAAGCGGGCTGACATACAGCGAACGCTATTTTATTATAAAATTTTTCAATTTACCAACGGATGCAGACGATCCAGATGCTCGTAATACAAGTGGTCGTTCAAGTAGTGGAAACCTTGGTAGGAACAATCAACAACAGCACCAACAACACGAAACATCACAACAAAATCAGCAGAATCAGCAAGGATCAAATATGCAACCAATGTCTCCTGAGCAATATAACCAAGTGAAAAAAAGCATTAAAAAAAGGTAGCTACTGATCTCGATGCAGATGAACAAATTTTATACAACGGAGCATTACAGGCCTGCAAGATTCCTGATAAGAGAACAAAACTACTAACGGCAAAAGAAGCGAATATGGTTGTTAATTATTTGCTATCTATGAAGCCACCACAGATGCAATGAGTGTTCCAAACAGAGTTTTGCTGCCTCAATGGATTTTTGAGCAGGCAAAAGGTAACAAAGATGAATTAAGACGTTTGGTGCTCATATACATGCAACGTTATCCAAATTACAGGACTACTGAAATACGTGGTAGTTTCGCAATATGTGAGCGCAAAGACGGCTTTTTATAGGAGGGCAAGCCAAATGTTTACAACAGGTAATACAACAGTAGATGCAATTGGGAATATGCATTTGGAAGGGAATGTGATACCACATACCTGGTATGAAAATATTCGCTTAGAAAGTACAGGAAAGCCCGATTTAATTGCAATTACTTTACTAAGTGAAATCGTGTATTGGTATCGACCTTCCTATATGAAAGAAGAAGAGTCAGGACGATTGATAGGGATGAAAAAAAAGTTTAAGGCTGATGCTTTACAACGTTCCTATGACAGTTTTGTAGCCCAATTTGGCTTTAGTAAAAAAACAAGTCAGAGAAGCAATGGATCGCTTAGAACAGTTAGGCGTAATTATTCGAGATTTCCGTACTATTTCAAAAAAATGGAACTAGTTTATCTAACGTATTATTTATCAATTTAAATGTAGGACTTTTAGAAGGTATTACCTTTATGGGCAATAGGGTGTTACCCAAAGAGGAAACAGGGTCTTTCCCATATGGTAAGGAGGGTGTTACCTATATGGGCAATAGGGTATTACCCGTACGGGAAACACCTATTACCGCTGAGGGTAATACGTATACAGAGATTACTACAGAGATTACTAATACAGAGATTACTAAAAAGAAAAGCGGAAGTCGCAAACGAGTTTACGACGAATCCTCTGTCCATTATCAATTGGCTTATATGCTCTATGAAAAAATTTTACAAGACGACCCTAGTTTTAAATTGCCGAACATGGATAGTTGGTCAGATCACATACGGTTGATGATGGAAAGAGATAATCGTAATGAAAAACAAATCGAGTATTTAATCAACTGGTCTCAAAATAATTCATTTTGGAAATCCAATATTCTATCTACGAAAAAAATTACGTGAAAAAGCAACAACCCTTATTCGGCAAATAAAAGCTGAGCATACTCCCTCGTCAATTCAGCATCGACAAGGAAATGGACGCACAGAAATCGTACCTGAATGGTTCCATAAACGTAACGAGGAGAAGCCAGCACCTGTACCTGTAGAAGTAGGGGAAGAGATAGATTTTGAAGCTGAACGACAAAAAAATCTTAGCCACATTAAAAAGCTTTGGAAGGAAGGTTGGCAATGAGTAAACATCAAAAAAATCCGTAATCACTTAATTAAAGCCTTACAAGCAAAAGGTCAGTCATTGGATAAGCTCAGTGACAGAGCCTGATAAAAGCTATTACAAAACATTAATTATTACGAGGTGGACATAGATGAGTGGACAAGTAGTACCTGTTAAAGTCAGTGAAAAAAATCTTTGAAGCATTGGAATTTGCTAAAAGCAAGATTGAAGAACAACTCTCAAATGAGGTTACAGACTATTTAACTTTGTCACATAACGAACGTGAAGAATTGGTTTTTGAAGGTATGGTGGAACAATTTACAAGTGAGTGTGGTTTTCACTATTTTTATCAAAATGAAGGGGCAAAAAGAATACATGAATTGACGCTTCGACAATTTACCAGAGCACTAGATTACGGCTATGTTGTTGATCGAACACCAGAAGAACAGGTTGCCGCATATTTTAACATGATGGGGCGTACTGCGGAAGAAATAGAGGTAGGAGAAGGTAATGAGGGCGATATTATTCCATCCTTATCCGAAGGACAAGCAGCAATATTAGCCGTTTTCGATATTCTCGGTATAGAGATTGAGGGTGTGAATAAGTAATGGCACCAGTAAAATCTGTACCATTCCGTATCGTTACAAAACCTCGAACTGTTCAAGTGGGTGAAAAAATAGAGTTTGAGGAAAACGCAGCACGCATTACATCCATCAAAAAAAATTGAGTTTTTGCCTGGTGATTATATTGCAGTTATAGGTTTATGTAGGGAGGTAGAGTGTGATTACAAATGAGCAAGTAGCGGATCGCATCAACAAACTCATAAGTGAGTATGAGTTCCCGCTTCCAGTCCTACAAGACGTACAAAAGCGATTAAGTGACAGCGATTGCCCACATTATGCTTTACAACAACTTAGATACTTAGAAAATAACGTACATGCTGGTATTGCTGTCAAAAGAGGCGGTGGTCTTAAATGAGACGAAAAAAATGGCATTTTAATTGATATTCCTAGCACGAGAAAGCAGGAAACAAATTCAGTCATTAAAAAGCCTGAATATGGTCAATACAATGTGTTTGTAACGATGTTCAAACGTGAAGATGGTCATAATGTATGGACGATGGTACCGAAGGCACATCCGGACTTTAAAAAGCTGATACAGGCTGGTTACAAGGTGACTGAAACTTGGGATAAGAGAGGGGAAGTTAAATGATTAATCGTACTGTTTTAGTTGGTCGGCTTACTAAAGACCCTGAACTACGCTACACACCAAACGGAATTGCTTCATGTCGCTTCACAGTTGCAGTCAATCGCACATTTGCAAATGAACATGGAGAACGCGATGCTGATTTTATTAGCTGTGTAGCATGGCGTAAACAGGCTGAAAATCTAGCAAACTATCAACGTAAAGGCGCATTAATTGGTGTAGAGGGACGTATCCAAACAGGTAGCTATGAGGGGCAAAATGGTCAAAGGGTGTATACCACTGACGTTGTAGCGGATAGCATCCAATTTTTAGAGCCACGTAGTAATACTGGTGGAGCTCAGAGCAATCAGCCATATTATCAAAATCAACCAAATGCACATCAGCCACAGCAACAACAGCCTCAATATAGCGGACAAGCATACGGAAATAATCAACCATCGTACGGTGGGGGTCAGCCACAACCATCGTTTGTCGGGTCACAAGGTTCATTTGGTGGGGATGCAGCTTATCAGCAAAATCAGCCTCCTATGAATCAGCCGAATTACACTCGAGTAGATGAAGATCCATTCGCTAACAGTAGAGGACCTATTGAGGTATCTGAGGATGATTTACCATTCTGACGAGTGATAAAGGGGAAAGATTATGAATCGCTGTAAAAGATGTAACAGACCTTTAAAAAGTGGTGAATCCATAGTACGACAATATGGGTTCACTTGCTGGCAACGGCATTTGGATGACCTCGAGGAGGAATTTTTGAAAAATCAGCTCACCATATATGACCTGTTAGAAGCGGAAAATCAAGAAGAAATGGGGACACAGGATGTTTCATAATCAATCAACTAAACAGCGTGCGAAATCAGTAACACATGCTAACCGCGGCAAGTTTTTAGAGCGTGTCATTGATATGGCCAATACAAAATATCGTAACGCAGGATTAGCAGATATTCGTAAAATACCGACACCTATCCAAGTGACAAAGGATAAAGGCCAACAAGTTGAGGGAAGAAAGGAAAAGCCTGAATGGGTGGATTATGCAGGTGTATGTAATGGGCGAGCGGTAGTATTTGACGCAAAGGAAACGAAAGGCAAAAGTTTTCCGCTTCAAAATTTACATGAGCATCAATATGAACTGCTCCGCTCCTGGTACGAGAAGGGGGCTATATCCTTCTTACTCGTTTATTTCAAAGAGCTGGACAAATACTATCGCTTGCCATTCCCACCACTTCAAGCAGCTTGGTTAGGAGCAAAAAGAGGGGAACGAAAATCGATTCCACTTGTAACGTTTGAAGAAAGTGCAAGTGAAGTCACATCCATGGATGGGTATACATTGCATTATTTATTGCCATTTATCGAAAGTAGGTGGTAAGAATGCTCCAAGGAAAATGTGTTGATGCAGGTGCTTCTACCAATTTGAAAGTGGGGGAGGTATATTACCTTTTCCCACATGGTGGATTGGCTTATAACGTAAGCAGATTTCCTCACAGTGGCTCTCACTTTGGCACCTACCAAAAGAGCCGCTTTAACTTAGTAGAGGCTGCTATGGAAGTACCAGTACAAATACCAAGCAAATACCTAGCTCGTGTCGTTAAGATGCCCTCGCATTTTTACAGGATTGGCGAAGAATATATCATCACAGATTCCAAAGCAAACGGCTATTACAGTGTTTTTTTAACAAGTCGTCCGAATCATGGTCCAGTTGGTTCGTATAGGTCGAATTATTTTGAGATCATTGAGCCTTATGAAGTAACAGAAGCGGCTGTGACGAAAGATAAATCGGATACAGTACATGCTTCTCAGAATGTTTTTGAGATTGGTGACATCATAGAAATTATAGATGAATCGCTTATAAGACGTATACATTATGAAAATGGTAAACAGGCAACTGTGATAGATAACTTTTATGGTTGTATATCAATTCAACTAAACGAGCAGCCAGTAGATAAAAAGGTCATAGGCAGCGTGCTTTTAGTAGGCGATGAACTACAGTCGATTAAAAAGGTTATATCAAAACCTGTATTAAAAGAAGCGGATATGGCGAACGATACGCCAAAAATGGTTCAAAAAAAAGGCAGAAACGGTGAACGCATCTGTCAAAAAAACAAAAATATGAGCAGTTAAGTTTATTTTAGGAGGATGCAAATAGTGAAAAAAATTACCTTTTGCAGAGCATTTAACAAACGAAGAACATCGATACTTATTAGAAACTTATGCAGCACATAACAGTAGCATGGGGCTGAGTGAGCGTGGCAAGTATACATTATCGAACATGGTGAAAGTAGAACGAGGAGATAATTGTTTGCATGTTTATTACGACAACGGTGATTGGTGGCATTATACGCCAAATCGAAAGTGGTTTTAGATAAAAATGTCGAGGAAATGAGGTGGAATTTTGAAAGTATCAGAAATGCTTCCTCCAGAACAGCAAACTCAATATATCTTACTAGAGCAAACAGATAAGAACTACGAGAAACTTTATGGTTGGAAACCAGGCACTATATTAAAAAGAATTTCAATTTGGTATGGGTCCAACGGTCTTGGTCGTCATTTAAAACAAGCCTATTTTGTTCCTGCAAATTCTGATAGCAAAAATTATCAAATCGCTTGGAACGACCATGTAAAAGAAATAACAGGTCAATTGGAGTTAGATATTTGAACAATTTTGTGCAGCAACAAGAGGTGATGATTTTGGGATTTAACATGCTTGATTTATGTTCAGGTATTGGCGGAATTTCTTTAGCTGCTGAATGGGCTGGGATAAAAACAGTTGCTCACTGTGATATAGAGGATTTTTGCCAAAAGGTTCTTAAAAAAACATTGGCCAAATACACAATTATTTTCAGATATAAAATCAATAACAAAACAATCATTAATGGAAAGGGGTATAGATGTTGATTCAATTAGAGTTGTTGCCGCAGGATACCCTTGCCAGCCTTACTCACTTGCAGGAGATCAACAAGGAGAAGAGGACGAACGATATTTATGGGATGAAGTGTTCAGAGTCATTAAAGAAGTCGAAGCTGATTGGTTTGTTGGAGAAAACGTATTCGGACACGTTAACAACGGACTATCAGACGTTATCAACGATTTGGAATCTGAAAACTACGAAGTCGAATGTATCGTATTACCGGCTCAAGCCGTTGGCGCGCCACATCAAAGAGACCGTGTCTTTATCATTGCTAGGAACACCTGCAGCAAGTCAAGCGTACAAAAAGATTCGGCCGTTAGCACCTTCAGAAGCCAGTGGCAAGCATGGCAAAGTTTTACCTGGGAGCATTGGAGAAAAGTTTCCGAGTTACATTGGTCAGTACCCGAACCCGGCATTTGTAGAATGGATGATGGGGTTTCCAGAGAATTGGACAAAAGTAGATTGATAGCTTTAGGGAATGCGGTTGTTCCTCAACAAATTTATCCGATTTTCGAGGCAATTGTTAAGTTTAATAGTTAATCCAAGGGGGTGACAAGTTGGAACTAAATAAAATCTATCAAGGCATTGTCTTGAAGTACTTAAAACGCTACCCAATGAAAGTATAAATACAGCGGTCACAAGTCCTCCTTACTGGGGGCTACGTGACTATGGTGTGGAGGGCCAAATAGGTCTTGAAAATTCAGTGGAAGAGTATGTATCTGCTCTTGTAGATGTGTTTAGAGAAATAAAACGGATCCTGAAAGATGATGGAACAGTTTGGCTAAATCTTGGTGATGCATACGCAGGTAGTGGAAAAGGGCGTAATGCAGATGGCAAAGGCAATCCAGGTAAAAACCACATGCAAAGTAATGGTCAGTTTGATGGGATTGTTAAAATATCAAAAAAATGTAGATGGGTTAAAGCCAAAAGATTTAATAGGGTTGCCTTGGCGAGTAGCATTCGCTTTACAAGCTGATGGTTGGTACTTAAGACAGGACATTATTTGGAATAAGCCAAACCCGATGCCCGAAAGTGTTACTGATCGACCAACTAAATCACATGAATATATTTTTCTATTAAGTAAGCAGCCTAAGTATTATTACGATCATGAGGCAATAAAGGAACCAGCAGTATATGGCACTTTAGATGTTAGAGGCTCACAAGGAGCATTCGGACAACCTCAAAAAGCAAGGCGTACTGATAAGCCTAGAGGCTCCTTTGATGGCAAGTATGGTAACGAGGCTTTTAGAGCAATTCGGGATAAGCGTAATAAACGTTCTGTATGGACAGTCACAACAAAACCATTAAAAGAGGCTCATTTTGCTACGTTTCCAGAAGATTTAATAGAACCTTGTATATTAGCAGGATGTCCATTAGATGGAGTTGTAATGGATCCATTCTTTGGTTCAGGAACAACAGGATTAGTTTCACTAAAACATGGTCGTAATTTTATTGGAATAGAGCTTAATCCTGAATATATAAAAATTGCCGAAAGACGATTAAGTAAAGTGCAGCTGGAGCTAATTCATGAATTAGGTTGCTGAACATTTTGAGTAAACAAACAAGGTTGGCCTAAGGTGTTAAATTACAAATAAAAAATCACACTCAGGGAGTATGATTATTTAAGTTCTAGAATAAACGACCAAATTATAATATTACCAAAAAGTTGAGTTGTAGTAGATGTCAAATAAAGTGAAATTTTAACAAAAAAAGCTTTTGAATACTATGCTTATCTTCTTTAAGCTCCAAAAATAAAAACCGAGGAGCATTGTCGAAAAACTCATACCCAACATATAAAATCCTAAAATAGTAAGAGAAGTACTTTCAAAAACGAAATTAAAAGTGAGTATTTGACCTGTTACTAAAGCAATTATCGCTGTGATTATAGTAACGATATTACTAATGATTCCAAGTTTTTCGGTGCTATCAGCTTTATTATATTTTGTGATGATTTCTTTAATATCCATAATGTTCCTCTGTTTGATAAATATTTAATAATTTATTATAGGTTTATTTTCCCATTAAAATCAAGTTGTTTTGAAATAGTAATTTAAAAGGTAAGTGCAAACGAACAAAATTGTTCAGTAAAATGAAAGGTGATTAGAAATGGATATTAAAGAAGCAAAAGAAATAATTAGAGCTGGATTTGCCTGGGCGAATTGGACCGATGAACAGAAAGCAGCTTTTAAAATAGCTTATGAGTGTATGGAGAAAGTCGAAGCTTTAGAAGGCAATCAAGAGCAGCTAGGGAAGCTAGAAAAACATCCATATGTACGCATAATAAGTTTCTTAGAACAAAGGAACTATTCTTACTCCGTTACAGATGTTTTGAATGGTTATCAACTAAAAGAAAGTGGTTGTTACATCAGCCACACAATGAAAGACTGTGTAAAGAATTTAGAGTCGGAAATTAAAGAGTTGTTGGAACAGTAGTTACTGCACAATTTGAGTAAATTGTACAGGAGGTGTTTTACAGTGCTTATTAGTGAAGGTGAACTATATACAGATAGTCATAGCGTAGGACCATTTAAAGTGTACCTGGCGCTTGAAGATGCAAAATATGTTGATCATATAGTTAAAGTAATTGATCTTGTTTCAGATACTAAAGTGTTTCTAAAGAGCAAAACTGTGAGTAAATTCGAAGGCAATTTAGATAGGGAATTAATAGACGTTGCAAAGAAATATAATTACACAATATGAAAAAAAAGCTGTAGTGTGTGACGACACTACAGCTCTAAATTGGTTCCTGCCCTTTTTTTAAGTTCAGTCAGATAATTGATTATATCATAGGGGGCAAAACTATGACACAACAAACAACAGTATTAACTACAGAGCAAATTGAGGTTATTGCAAAAGCAGCTGCAGTTGTAGCAATTGAACAGTATAAACAAGAATCTCAAATACAAGAAAAACAAAGGCATGACCGCAGATTACGTAATATAAAGCTGTTGTTGCGTAATTATCGTAATTTCGTAAATCATGCAGCAGATGTACAAAACGACATAGTTAAACTAGATCGTAAACTCGCATTAAACGAATTAGACACAGATGATTTTGCAATAGAAGCGGTAAAACGTTCTAAAAAGCGCACGTTAACTTTAATCAAATTCATTGATCGCATGCTTAATGTATATAAAGAGATGTGTGATGAAACAGCGTCAGAAGAAGAGGCCAGACGATATAATACAATTTATCATCTATACCTTTCACCTGAGAAAAAAACTCATGCTGAAATTAGTGAAATTCAGTTTTTAACCGAAAGAACAGTTTACAATGACGCAAAGAAAGCCTATGAGGACTTGACAGTACTGATTTTCGGGGTAGATGGTCTACGCTTTCAACAATGATATGTCATTTCAAAAACACTTCATTTTATTTTCATTACTAACAAAGTATGATGATATTGTAAGACTAATGTGTATATCTGCAAATGGAGGAAATTAGTTTTCTCTACTGAAAGGAGTGATTTTTATGTGAATGTCACCTTCTTTTTTTAATTAGTCAAACTAACTGCTAAAAGTGCACGGAAATGCACTAAAAAAATTAAAACACAATTCTGCCTTACTATAATAAATACTTACAGCTCTTTTATGTGAGAAAATGAGCTGTGTCTCGACAATTAAATATTTTTATCATGTAGAGCCTTACACCTAGCACGGTAAGGCTTTTTCTTTTGCTTTGAAAAGCATGCATTGACCAGAATAGCTTCCTCCTTATTCAATTTCGGTGCTTGCTTTTGAGAGTTTATGAAAGGAAGTTGCCATATGAAGATAAAAAATATACCTGTAGAAAAAATCAATCCAGCGCCATATAACCCGAGGGAAGAACTTAAACCTGGTGATACAGAATATGAAAAGTTAGTAAGATCAATTAAAGAATTTGGTTATATTGACCCTCTCATTTGGAATGAACGAACTGGAAACCTTGTCGGTGGTCATCAAAGATTTAATGTACTTTTGGCAGAGGGATATACTGAGCTGGAAGTATCAGTTGTAGATTTTTCTGAGGAAAAAGAAAAGTTTGCTAACCTAGCCCTTAATAAAGTAAGTGGTAAATGGGATGAGGAAAAACTTGCTGATCTTTTGGCGGAACTTGAAGGAAGTGAATTAAATCTCGGGAGCGGTTTTGACCAAAAAGAGATTGAATCATTAATCAAACAATTTACTGAACAGGATGACGAAATGAAGGAATTTTTCAATCAAGAACTAGCTTTAGAAACATTTGCAGAGGATAATTTTGAGTGTAAATGTCCTAAGTGTGGTTTTGTATTTGATCCTAAGGAGAATAATCAATGAATGAGTGGAATTGGTCATTAAGTGATTTGAAAAATGTTGAGAAAAACAATCTCAAAGTGTTTAGTTGTTTTTCATGCGGTGGCGGTTCAACTATGGGATATAAAATGGCTGGGTATGATGTGATTGGTAATGTTGAAATCGACCCAGAAATGATGGAGATATACAAAAATAATCACAATCCTAAATACTCTTTTTTGATGGGTGTACAGCAATTTAAACATATTCCAAACAAAGAGTTGCCAGAAGAATTATTTAATATCGACATTCTAGACGGCTCACCACCTTGTAGTGTTTTTTTCTACAGCTGGAAAAAGAGAATCGAAATGGGGCGCAGCACATCATTTTCGAGAAGGGCAAGCTAAACAACATCTTGATGATTTATTCTTTGATTTTCTTGATGTAGCAGCGAAGTTACAACCAAAAGTTATAATTGCTGAAAATGTAAAAGGGATGATTATAGGGCAAGCAAAAGGTTTTGTAACTCTTTTAATGAAAGCCTTTGAGGATATTGGTTACACTCTACAAATTTTCTTACTGAACAGTGCCACTATGGGCGTTCCTCAACGCCGTGAGCGAGTTTTTTTTATCGCACATCGAAAAGACTTAAAACTACCAAAACTTGCAATGTCGTTCAACGAAAGACCTATCTTATATAAGGAAATTCGTTCAGGTAGAGGAAAGCCACTTAATCAAACGACTACAACTTTTAAGCGGTGGTTAAAAAGACGCCCTATTGATAACAACATAGGTGACATTACTAAACGGACTGAGGGAAAAGATAGTTCATTTAATACAATCCTTGTCAAAGACAACAAAGTTCCATATACATTAGCCAGTAACTCACAGTTCATCAGATATGATGAACCTTTTTTTATTAGCGAGACAGATGTTATTCGAATTCAAAGTTTTCCTTATGATTATGATTTCGGAAATACTGATACACAATATGTATGCGGCATGAGCGTTCCGCCAGTTATGATGAAAAAAAATAGCAGAACAAGTTTTCCTTCAATGGTTGAAATAAAAAAAGAGAGGTGCGCTAACACCTCCCTGAAGTATGTGCCGAATATCGGCAGAGATAGCGTTACACCGTGCACGGTTTTTTTCTCAATGCGCTATCTCACTTTCATTATAGATGAGAGGTCGGTATGAGGCAATGAAAAACAGAACAAATGTTCCTTTGGGAAATGAAGAGAATTCACTTTTATTACTGCAGCATGAAATAGAAGTAGTAGAAAATATAAACGAGTCTAAGGAGAAGTACCGAAAAATTGTTCAAGCTGGTATAGCTCAATGGATTAAGGATTTCAGAAGCGGTCACATCAAAATAAATACTGTTGATGATCTAAAGAAGCTAATCGAGCTTGACATCAACTTGTTAAAAGATGAGGAATTATGAAAACAAACACAACTTAATGGAAGTGCTGGAGGTGGTGTTTATGACAGATGACTAACTGGGACGACATAAAAAAAAGAGTGGGAAACCACAAGTATAACTTTAGCTAATTTAGCTAAGAAACATGATATTAAATTAGGTACATTAAAAAGCCGAAAAAGCAGAGATGCGGAAAAAGGCGAAGAGTGGATAAGGGTTGCAACCAATGATAAAAAGGTTGCAACCCTTTCTGATTCGGTTGCAACCAAAAAAAGGAGCTCCTAGAGGCAATAAGAACGCTGTAGGTAATAACGGTGGCGCTCCGAAAGGTAACAAGAATGCTTTAGGCAATAAAGGCGGTGCCGCTCCATTCAGAAACAAGAATGCTGTTACAACTGGCGAATATGAGACGATAATGTGGGATTACCTAGACGATGAAGAAAAAGAAATCTTTGAATCCATTGAAACGGACCCGCTTTTTCAAATTGATATAACCATACGTGAGTTGACAATAAGACAGCGTAGGATGATGAAGCGGATTAAAAATGTTGAGAATGGTCTTTCAGAAAAGCAACGGCGTGTACTGAAGCAATTGCGCAAAGTGAAAGAAGCCGCTTCTACTTATGATGAAGAAACAGGCGAAACTAAAACGGTGCCAATTGTTAAAGAGCGATTGGTGACTGTTGAGGTTGATGAAACTGACTTTAGAGCCATCGACGATATTTTAAGCATTGAAGATGCTTTAACTAGAATTACTAAACAACTTGTGCAAGCTTTAAAACAAAAGCATGACATTGAAAAATCATATAGTGAACAGGAATCAAGACTCGAACTTTTGCAGCTTAAATCAGAAAAGATTAAAGCTGATATTGCGAAAGTTCGTTCGGAAACAAAGGGTACTGGTGGTAGTAACACCATAGGCGTTGATCTAAGTAATTTAACACCAGAGGAGTTGAGAGCTATTGCCAATTCTAAGCGATGAGGAAATGAATGTACTGGCATATGAAGCGGAAAAAGAACTGGCAACCCGCTTCTACCGTGATTATGTTGAGTATGTACATCACGGCCATTATGAGCATTATCGACACACTGAATTAATTTGTGATGTGCTCCAACGTGTGGCTGATGGTGAACAATTATCCATATTAATAGAGATGCCACCACGACATGGAAAAAGTTTGACGGTAACTGAATCGTTTCCATCTTTTTATTTGGGTAAAAATCCTGACAAGCGGGTAATTGCTGCTGCTTACTCGGATGGACTCGCAACTAAGTTTGGCCGTTTAAATCGAAATAAATTCAATGAGTTTTCCCATGATCTATTTAATGTGGAGTTATCTGAATCCAATGCAGCCACAAAGGATTGGGGCATCCAAGACAGACGGGGCGGTATGATTTCTACTGGTATAGGTGGTTCCATCACCGGTCAAGGTGCAGACCTAATGATTATTGATGACCCTATAAAAAAATATTAAAGAAGCAATGTCACAAACAATCCGGGACAATATTTGGGATGAGTGGGAGGCAACATTATCAACTCGTTTACATGATGGCGCGTCCGTGATTGTTATCATGACACGATGGCATGAGGACGACCTTATAGGTCGGTTGCTGGCACGTAGCCCGCGTAAATGGATTCGTTTGCGTTTACCTGCCATTGCAGAGGATGAACAAGATTTATTAAACCGTGAAATAGGTGAGCCGTTATGTCCAGAGCTTGGCTTTGATAAGCAATGGGCAAAGGATAAAAAGGCAGAGGTTGGTTCTAGAACATGGGCATCTCTTTTCCAACAACGCCCCGCTCCTGCAGGTGGTAGCATCTTTAAACGTGAATGGATTCGCTATTACGTGCGTACAGAGGAACAGAAACGAGAATGGGGCTTAAGCGACAATGCGATTGTATTACCTACCCATTTTGACAAGGTGGCTCAATCTTGGGATTGTACATTCAAAGATTCGTCTACAAGTGATTTTGTAGCGGGTGGCGTATGGTCACGAAAGAAAGCTCAATATTTCCTTTTAGACGTGGATCATCGCCGTATGGGATTTGCCGACACCATGAAAGCAATACGTGCCATGTCCGACAAATGGCCGCAAGCAAGAAGTAAGTATGTGGAGGATAAGGCGAACGGTTCGGCTATTATTGAAATGTTAAAAGATGAAATTAGTGGTATTACGCCTGTTAATCCAGACGGCGGTAAAGAAGCTCGAGCACATGCAGTATCTCCTCTGTTTGAAGCGGGCAATGTTTATTTACCTCATCCTAACATGTGCCCATGGGTAGAGGATGTAATAGAAGAGCTCGTATCGTTCCCTAACGCAGCGCATGACGATTTAGTGGACATGACAACACAGGCGTTAAATCAATTGTATACAAATAATTCGAACCCGTTAGAGCGATTAAGACAATGGGCGGGTTTTTAGGTAGGTGATGAATATTGAGTCTGCTTGAACAGGCTAGGCAGTACAAAGAGGACTTTATGCAAGGGCATGGGAAAGCTGGTGCAAAGGATAAGCTTACTCGGCAAGTGCCCGGTGTGCGCCGTAAACTGACACATGCAGAAATATCAGAACTGTATGCAGATAACCCGATTGTACAAAATATTGTTGATATCCCAGCTGAGGATATGACAAGACACTGGTTTACGTTACGCATGAAGGATGAGCAACTTGCAAGGGATATTATGGGGCGATTGGCAGACCTTAAAGCAAAAGATGCCTTTAAGAAAATGAGGATGTACGAACGTATGCGTGGTGATGGTTTCATATCCTTAGGTGTTTCACAAAAAGCTCATTTTGAGTTAAAAGATCCTTTGAAATTAGATAGTCTGCTTACTATAGATTACCTGCATCCATTTTCATCAATAAAAGTAAGTGAGCTGTTAATTAATGATGATGTTTTTGATAACGACTATGGAAAGTTGGAAAATTTACGAATTAATCGTGCATCTAGGAGCGGTATTCAAGCCGTAGAAACAGAATCACTTGTACATTATTCGCGTGTATTACATGACCAAACGAGGCGCTTAGAGGATGAAGAAGAGGGCATGTCATTGTTAGAGTCGCTATATGATGCCATTACAGTGCTTGACACCTCCCTGTGGTCCGTTGGTCAAATATTACATGATTTCACATTCAAGGTGTATGGATCAGAAGATGTCAAAAATATTTCTCCTGCAGAGAAAAAAAGAAATGAGTATGTTACTCGATTTCATGTTTAGGGCAGAATCATTGGCAATTATCGGAGCAGGTGAAACACTCACAAAGCAATCAACTCCCATATCTGGAATTAAAGAATTGCTTGATTTTGCATGGGAATATACAGCAGCAGCTGCACGTATGCCGAAGTCAGTTATTAAGGGGCAAGAAGCCGGCACGCTTACAGGTGCACAATACGATATTATGAACTACTATGCTCGTATTACTTCTGCACAAGAAAATGAAATGAAACCGCTTCTTGAACAGCTTATCCGCATGTTGTTGTGGGCTGAAAATGAACCAGGTGGACGAATCGATCCAGATAAAGTTGAATGGGAAATTAAATTCAATCCGCTTTGGTCTGTCGATTCGAAAACAGATGCAGAAATCCGGAAAATAGTTGCTGAAACCGATCAAATATATTTGTCCAATGGCGTCATTTCTGAGGATGAAATACGAGAAGTCCGCTTCGGGCAATTTGGTGTGTCTGATGACTTCAAATTTAGTGGTGATAGTGCTGATATAGAACGTATGGCGAATGAAGTTTATGGCGCATGGAAGGAAAACGGTACACATGGCTAAACGTGTACCCCCTACACGCTTCCCTGACGTTGTTATTGCATCCTATTACCGCTCCATCGATAAACTTGTACAAGAAGCGGGCAAGATAACATTAGCCATCTATGATACGCAATTAAAAGAATACATCGACAACAACCGCGCAGACAGTAGCGGTTTTTTTGTTGAGGATGGACCATTAGATTTCATCAAAAAAAGTATTAAATAGTATGAAAAATGCGATAAGCCATACTTACTCACAACGTAAAGTAAATACAACAGCTAATTCCTTCATGAAAAATTTGAACCAAGTGAATAAAACGAATATGGAGCAACAAGGTAGAGTACGCGGTATTAATCCAAATGACTCAGAGCCTTGGCTTGGCCCATTCATGAAAGAAAATGTTGAGAAAAATGTTGGCTACATCACCAATATTCGCGATGATTACACCAAAAAAATTGAAAACATTGTGCTAGATGGTGTAAATAATGGCAACAGTCATAAGCAGATACGCCAGCAACTTGAGGACCAAATTGACATGTCTCGTAGACGAGCTGAATTTGTAGCTGTAGATCAAACTGGCAGCCTTTTTGGACAGATGACTGCTCAACGTCATCAAAACATGGGCGTTAATCGCTTTAGATGGCGTACATCGAAGGATGAACGGGTAAGAAAATCACATAAAGAACTTGAGGATAAGATATTTTCTTATGATGATCCACCGGCTGTCGGTTTACCTGGTGAGGATTTCCGATGTCGTTGTATTGCACTCCCTATTTTCGATGATGATGAGGAAGAAATTGAATCGACAACGGAACAGCCTGTTTATGAGGAATTGACAGAGGAAGAAACGAGGGCTGTGAATCAATATATTAGCTCGGATTCCTATAAATTGAATGATAAGTTGAGAAGAGAATTGCCTCTTGATAAGCAGGATGAGACTCTAATAAAAAAAATTTAGATGCAGCCTTAAAGAAAGTACCAAAGTATGAAGGTGATTTAAGTCGCTCGCTGTATTTTTATAACGATGAAGATTTAAATAATTTTATGAGTAGTCATATGCTAGGTTCTGTAGTGATGTATAATGAATTTATTTCCACTACCAAAGGTGATGTTTATAATTTTGATGGTCAAGTTCAATTGTATATTTTGGATGCTGAAAATGGTAGAAATATTAGTCATTTCAATGAAGGTAAACAAGAAATATTATATGAGCGAGAATCGAAATTCAAAGTGAAAAACATCGAAGAAATAAATGGCACTTATCACATTCAATTGGAGGAATACGATGAGTAATAAAAAAACCTTTCAGCGATCCAAGATGGACACAGCCGTTAGGAGGAAAAGTTATTAGGAAAGTTGAGTTTACGGAAGAGGAAAAGCAAGAAAACAAAAAGAAGTTTCGAGAACACCTAAAGAAAATCGGTGTAATAAAAGAAGAGTGAAAACACGTAACTGCAAAGGGTTAGGTGTTTTTATTTTGGTCAAAATCCCAAACACTTGGGAAAATGAGAGGATGGTTTTAATGAAAATACGAGAATTAAAAGTACCAGTGAGCATTACGCAGCAATTACCAGCTGGACAAGTACGTTACAGCCAAACATCTTATGTAGGTGAGGTTTCACATGATCTTACAATCGAGGGTAGTGTTGATGATGTGTTGAAAGTCTTAAGAAATGAATCAATCACAAATATCAAACTAAATATCGCTCCTGATATAAACAAAGATGAACTAGGAAATGTCATCGAGAAAGCAATAGAGCAGGCGTTTTCAGAAGAGCCTGCTCTATTGCTTTGAAAGGGGGTGAAATCATGCCGATGTCACCAAAAAGTTGTGTTAGCGCAGAATTAGAGAGTCGCTATTCTTATCATTCTCCAAAAGAGGACCAACCGAAGCGATATGAGGCTTTGCGAGCCAAAACAAAGGAGCTGGCTCATATGATTGATGAGTTATGTCCTAACAGCTGCGAAAGATCGTCTGCACATACGAATTTACAACAGGCGATTATGTGGGCTAATGCTTCTATAGCTATCAATGAATAGGAGGAAATAGCTTGAAACTACAACGCTATGACCGCAGTTTAATAAACGATTATGCAGAGACACCAGAAGGGTATTTAACGGTACGTGTGCCGATTACTCGTCCTGGTGTTTTTCCATATCAACGAACAGATGGCACGGTGCAAATGGAAGCGAAGCTGCCTGATGAGATTTTCAGTGATCGCACAATGTTTTCAGCCCGCTCCAAGCCTGTTACAGACGAACATCCAAATGAACCGGTGACTTTAGATAACTATCAAACTTATGCTAAAGGGATGAGTCATACAGATGCCCATGTAGAAGATTTGAAGCTCTATGTATCCATGACTATTACGGATAAGGATCTTATTCAAAAGGTTTATGATGGCAAGCGGGACATCAGCATCGGCTTTATGAGTGACGTTGTTGCAGAAGCGGGCACATATAACGGTCAGCCATACGATTATGTACAACGCAATATCGAAATTAATCATATTGCCATTGTAGAGCAGGGGCGAGCGGGTCCGGAAGTAGCCATCCGCTCCGACTCAGATGCATGGCAGATGGATTCAAATGAAGGAGGAAAAAGCAAAATGGCAAAAGTTAAAATTGAAGAAAATGAATATGAGGTAGATGCAGCTGTAAAGACTTATATTGATAGCCTAAAGGCGAAAGCAGAAACGGCCAAAGTGAAGGGCGACAGCGCAGATGCGTTGCAAGGTCGCTATGATGCGTTAGAAGTAAAGCTTCAAAATACCGAAAATGAGCTGCAATCACTTAAAGAAAAGCAAGTGTCAGCAGATGAATTAGATAAGCAAGTTGAAGCACGTGTGCAGCTTATTAGCACAACAAAGCCATTACTAGGCGATTCATTCGACTTCTCAGGTAAAACAGAACGTGCCATTAAAGAAGCAGTTATTGCAACAACTAAACAGGATTTTAAAGGTGATGGTAAATCAGACGATTATATCAACGCCTTTTTTGATGCAACGATTGAGCAAGTAGCTACTCAAGGCTTTTCTTCTACTGGTGCTAACTCAATCATTACTGGTGATGCGAGTCAAAGTACAGATATAAATGCAATGCAAGCGCAACGTTTGAATATGCGCTCTTAATTTATTCATAAAGGAGGGCTATTAATATGGCCATTACAGAATACGGACAGTACATGTCGATTGCAGGCAGTCCAGGACAATTAGCAAACTATCAGGAGTATGCTGCAGACAGTTATCCTGCTAAGGAAGTTATCCCTTATGGAGCGGCTGTGCAGTTGAGCGCGGACGGTACCGGTGTAATACCAGTTAAAACAGGAGGTTCACCGATCGGTATTGCGTTGTCACGTGGGATTCATGACTACACAACAAATGCAGATGACCAAAAATATTTAGTCGGCCAACCAGTACCGGTTGTTAAGCGTGGCAATATTTTTGTTGTTGCTGGTGGGGATATCGTAAATGGCACTGCTGTTCAAGTTGATGCTGATACAGGCAAATTTGTACCAAGTGCTGGTATCCCATTTGTTCGAGCAGTTTTCCGCTCCAACGCTACTGTAGATACGTTAGTACAAATTGAAATTAACTTACCTTAAAGGAGGAACAATCAATGTCACAATTTCGTGAAGATGCTTTACTACGCCCACAAGATTTAGAGGCAGTAGATAAGAAAATTTATGAGCCAAAGAAAGAAGAGTTAAAGGCTCGTACCATTTTAAATGTAAAAACAGATGTACCTGCAGGTGCGGAGACATACTCTTATGATGTTATGACACGCGCGGGTGCAGCTAAAATCTTAGCACCAGGAGCAACAGATATTCCCCTAGTAGATGCTGATTTAAAACGCCATACGGTCAATATTTATTCCATTGCAACAGCCTTTAACTTATCTGTACAAGAAATTCGTAATGCACAAATGGCGCGCCGTCCCGTTGAAGTGACAAAAGCTGATACAGCTCGCAAAGCCATTGCAGAGAAGGAAAATAAACTTGTGTGGATGGGTGACAAAGAACATAACATTTTAGGTGTTGTGAATGCCACTGGTATTCAAGTGTTAGCTGTGCCAAACAATGAAGCGGGCACATCAACAAAATGGAAGGACAAAAAAAGGTGTCGATATTGTAGAGGACATCAAAAAGGCGAAAAACTTAGTTAATAAGTTGCCTGGTCATGAAGCAGATACGCTTTTAGTAGCTGCAGAACAATACGAACATTTAGAAAAAGTCTACAATGAACATACAATGCAGACATGTTTACAGTACATTCAATCACAAAATTGGTTCAAACGTATTGATTATACGTCTGATCTTAATGCGCAAGGCACAGCAGGCACAGATTGCTTTTTAGTATTTGATTCTTCTCCTGATGTGGTGGAAATGCTTGTATCGATGGATATTACACGTCATCCACAAGAGTACAAGTTCCCTAATTACAAAATTCCATTGGAAGAGCGTTGCGGCGGTGCAATTGTACGTTATCCTATGGCTATCGTGCGCGGGGAGGGTATCTAATGTTAGTACACAACAAAGGTAATTACACACGAATTGCAAATGATGTAAAGGTTATTCCGGGCGCAAATACATTACAAGAAGCTGAATATATGGCTTTTGTTGCACACCCAATCATTAAAGGTTTAATTAAAAACGGCGAAATTGTTGTACCAGAAGGACAAAAAAAACCGCTTCTCTCAAGGATTTAGATGCAGATGAAGCAATGAAACTTGTAAAAGATACGTTTTCTATCGAATTTTTAGAGAAATTTAAAGAAGATGAGAAACGCAAAACGGTTTTAGCTGCTATTGATGCTCAAATTGCTGAAATTAAAGGGAACTAATATGAAAGTGAGGTGTATTTTATGCCTACTTTAACAACAATTGAACGTGTGCGCTTATTAGGAGCGGAATTTGAGGCTATTTCTGACGCCCGACTGGAGTTATGTATTGAGGATGCTTCGCTGGAAGTGTCCTCTTTGGGTATCCCTGTGGCGCATCATGAGCGCCTTACACGCTATTTAGCTGCACACCTAGCCATTCTATCAATGGAGCCGAAACAAGCTGTTATACGCGAAAAAGTAGACGTTATTGAGCGCCAATATAGCGATCCAAATAAAAACTTAGGAATTTTAGGCACTAAGTATGGTCAAGAATATCAACGCATCTTGGAAGATTTAGCAGAGCTAGAAAATGAACCAAAAAAACACTTGAATTTGATGGTGATTTAGATGAGTGTACAAATTCAAAACAGGAACAATATTCCTCGAATCATACAATCACTAAAGGAATTGAGAAAATATGAAATCGAAGTAGGGATTTTCGGAGGACAGGGAGCCGAATATGTCATGATTGCGGCAGTACATGAGTTTGGAGTCACAATCCGTAAAGGAAGCGGATCAATTGTCATTCCCGAACGGTCATTTTTACGGTCCACATTCGATGAAAAGCAAGATGAATGGGTTAAATTTATGAAAAAGCAAATGGAACATTTATTAAATCTTCGCATCAACGCTCGAACATTATGTGAACGACTGGGTGCAAAGATGGTAGCGGATGTCCAGGAGAAAATAACCGATTTAGATACGCCACCCAATGCACCAGCTACTATTGCTCAGAAAGGCTCTAGTAATCCGTTGATTGATAGTGGTGGCTTGCGTATGCGTATTACTTACAAGGTGGTGCAAAAATAATGCCCGAAAAGATGTTGTTTGCCTCTGTTATCCAATCGCAAGGTGTGCCTTTTGTGGCATTTTTAGAGAGCGAGGGTGATTATGTTGATGGCGATTGGTTTGATGGTCAGGAAGTATCTAAGGAAATGCTAGGCATTATCTTGCCCCTATCTAATGATGATGTAAAGTATGTAGAAAATGGCATATATACTGTCAAGGAGCGAAAGTTGCTGACGGTAGAGCAAATTCCAGAAGACACTAAGGTAGAATATAATGGCTCAAAATATACTGTACAAGCCTTCAAGGATTATTCAGCATATACAGACGTGAATATCTATCTAATGCGGTGGCGCGAAAAATGAATTTAATGAAATTAATTCGTAATGAAGTAGCTGCTGAAACATCGATAACGATTATTCGTGCAGATCAGCTCGGAAAGTTGCCATCTTTGCCATATGCTACTTACAAAATCATTGGAGATAGGAAAGGGCGAGGTCGTGAAAATCTTTCTCACACAAACCAACCTGACGCCTTAATTGAAACACGATCACAGGAACGCAACGCCACAATTTCATTCAATGTATACGGAACTTCGCATGATAACGCTTATGAAGTAGCTTCACAGCTTCGGAGGTGGTTTGAGGGGCGAGGTTCTTTCTTTTTAGATGCTTTGGACGTGGCAATTGCTAGTATTTCAGAAGTTGGAAATCGAACAACTTTTTTTAATTGATTCCTATGATGAGAAATGGGGATTCGATGTGATTATTCGTTACAACGAAACAAATGAATATGAAATTGATTACTTCGATAAAGTCGAATACGAATTAACAGTAGAAAGGGAGTGATGTCATGGCTGCATCCGATAAATCACGGTTTGTAGAGGTCAATATTACACGCGAGACTAAGCCAGTTGCAGAAAAAGGCTTCGGTTTGCCACTAATGTTGGCAACAAGCAAAGTCTTAAATTATAAGGTTTACACAGATATTTTCGAAGTAGCTGAGGACTTCGAAGAAACGTCACGCGAATATAAATTAGCTACTCGCATGTTTGGACAGTCTCCAAAAATTAGAGAGTTAGCTTGCTATGGTGTTGAGTATGCTTCGGGAAAGGGCGAGGTAACTGCGCTGTCTGCTGCATTAAATGACTTAGTGAAAACTGACAATGATTGGTTTTACTTAGTATCAACAGCTAATGGTGATGCAGAAATTAAGGAGCTATGTAACTGGATATCTACGCAGGAAAAAATCTATGGCGTGACAACCAAAAATATCGCATTAACGGAAGAATTAAAAAAAATCAATATGAAAATGTATTGTTATCGGTACATGACGATGAACACGCTTATCATGCCGAGGGGCTTATTGCATACGGTGCGCCGCAAGTCATCGGCTCCTATGTGTTTAGCCATAAGCAAGTCAACGGTGTCCGCGCTGCCAAACTATCTAACGCTGAAATTAACACGATTATCGCCAATAATGCGACAACATGTATTAGTGAAATGGGTTGGCTGATTAATGCAAGTGGAAAAGCAATAGGTGGGGAGTATTTGGATGTAATTCAAGCAGATTACTTCTTGCGTGCACGATTACGTGAGGATGTATTCCAACTACTAGCAACTGTTAAGAAAGTTCCTTACACGGATGCAGGTATTGCAATGGTTGTAGCTCGCATGGATACACGGTTTAAATCGGCTTATAGACAAGGCATTATCGCAGAGGATGACAATGGTGAACCAGATTATCAAATTACATTCCCTCGCCGTAAAGACATTCCAAAAAATACGATTGCACAGCGTATCTTACCAGATATTAATTTCCGCTTAGTGAGCGCTGGCGGGGTGGAAAAAGTACAAATTAATGGTGTACTAACACTGTAAGGAGGGGCTTAAATGGCTGTACACAATTTTAAACATACACAAGTTATCGTAGCTGGCAATATTATTACTGGTTATGGTGATGGCGATGCTATTTCAGCAGAAGCGAATGAGGATAAGTGGTCACAAAGCGTTGGTGCAGATGGTGGTGTGACATACAATGAATCCAACAACGAAACAGGTACACTCACATTAAAATTAAAGCCTAGTTCGGCATCCGTACCTATTTTGCATCAGCTCTATAAAAGCGGTGAGTCATTCGATTTTATGATCCAAGACACAGAATTAAATGTGCGTGCAACAGGTGAGGATTGCCGCATACAAAAGTGGCCGACATTTTCTCGAGCGGAGGAGGAAGAACCGCGCGAGATTATTATTTTAGCTGCACATTACAAAGAAGATTAATAAATATTAGGAGGAATAAGTATTATGGCATTTCAACCAAAAACAAAAGAATTTACATCAAAAGCAGGTAATAAATATACTTTCCAAAACGTCATGAACTCAAAACAAGCAGCAATTATAGATGAAGGCACAGGTTTAGGAGGGAAAGTAATTAACGTAAAAATGATGCCTTTGATGCTACAAAATGTTGTTGTGTCTCCTCAAGGGCTTACTATGGATGATTTTGATACATGGGAAGAACTAGAAGAGGTAACAAGCGAAGCAATAACCTTTCTTCAAACAGGACAATAAAAAAATTATCATTCGCAGGGGTATCTAATATCCCTGCTCGTTATGTAAATAAAGTAAAAGGGAATCTATGGCCATACGTAGTAGCAAAAGAATATAGCTTAGATCCTGATGTTGTTATGTCATGGGATAATGATTCTATTATTGAAGCTCTGGCAGCGTTAAAAGAGATGGGAGTGATTAAGTGAGTAATTCCTTACGTGATATGTATGTAGGTATTAGCATTCGCGATGAAGCAACTAGGACCTTATCACGAATAGATACTACGATGAATTCTCTCGAAAGTCATTTCAGGCGGTTTGGTAGTAGTATTAATAGTTCATTTCATGGCATGAATGGTTTGAATTCACGAATTGATGCATCTGCAAATAATATGAGGATATTGCAAAGATACACCAATCGACTAGAGCAAGAAATGTCAGAGGCTCGTAGTGAAATGCAACGTATGACTCAACGTATTAGTGATGCAGAAGCTGAAACGGAAAGCCTAAGAAATGAAATGCAACGTGTCAATAATCAAGTGAATAATGCAAATAAATCTATGGGTATTTTCGGGTCTACAGCTGGTAAAGTCAAAAATACTATTATAGGTATTGGTACGGCTATAGGTGCGGTTAAAGTGGTCGAAAAAGGTATTAGTATGGTTAACGGTGCAGTTGACGGTGCTATTAAACGTGTTGATACACTAAGTGGCTTCCCTGTAGTAATGGATAAAATGGGCTATTCATCAGAGCTTGCAAAAACGTCTATCAACAAACTTTCGGAAGGTATTCAAGGTCTACCGACAACATTAGATGGTATTGTGGCCAGTACTCAGTCTATCACTCTTATGACTGGAGATTTAGATAAAGCAACAGACACAGCTCTAGCACTTAATAATGCTTTTATTGCATCCGGATCAGGAACAGCCGATGCTGAACGCGGTCTAGTACAATATGTACAAATGTTATCTAAGGGAAAAGTTGACATGGTATCATGGCAAACCTTACAAGAAACAATGGGCTTTGCACTTAATAAAACGGCAGAAGCATTTGGCTATACTGGTAAATCAGCGCAACGAGATTTATATACAGCATTACAAAAAGGTAAAGTTTCTTTTGATGATTTTAATAATAAGCTAATCAAATTGAATAATGGTGTAGGTGGATTCGCTGAGATTGCTAAAGATAGTAGTGCTGGTATTTCTACAGCAATGGGCAACATGAACACGGCCGTTGTACGTGGTGTTGCAGGTGTCATCCAATCTGTTCAGGAGGTACTTGCAGGAACATCTTTGAAATCAATTGAGAATGTGTTTGGTTTAATAGGTAAAGGATTTAGTAAAACCTTAGGTCTTGTTGCTGAAAAAATAAAGGGTATCGATGGTAAAAAGTTAGGAGATAAACTAAGCCAAGGTTTTAAAACTGTCAAAAGTATAGCAATTCCGGCAATTGACGCAATTAAAACAGGTCTTGGTTGGTTAATTGAACACAAAGAGGCTGTGATAGCAGTGGGTGGAGGTATTGCTACTGGTTTTGCAGCATTTAAGGGTATTAATGCTGCAATCGATGCTTTTAAGACAATTAAAAGTTTTGCAGGGGCTTTCACAATGTTATCAAATCCAGTTGGTATAGCTGCATTAGCAATAGGTGGTTTGGTAATGGCTGGCATTTATTTATATAGAAATTGGGACACCATCAAAGCAAAAGCACTTGAATTATGGCAAACTTTACGTGAAAATCCTATGATGGCAATGGTAGCAGGACCTATTGGAGCTTTGATTAGTGCAGGTGTTTACTTATATAACAACTGGGATACTATCAAAGAAAGAGCGATTGGTTTGTGGACTACCATAACAGAAAAATTTGCGGAAATTAAGCAATCTGTATCTGATTTTGTACAACCAGCTATAGGGTGGTTTGAGACAATCGGTCAAAAATGGAATGACTTTAAAAGTTCCTTGTCAAATTTTAAAGTTCCTCAGTGGGTTTCTACAGTTGGTAGTAAAATTGGTAGTTTAGCTGGTGGTGGCGTGTTCAAAAAAATTATTTAATGGGTCCCACGCTACAGGGTTAGAACGAGTGCCTTACGATGGCTATGTAGCAGAATTGCATAAAGATGAAACCGTACTAACAGCTCAACAATCATCTGCTTTGCGAAGTGCAGGGATGCTGACTCAAAATTCTGATGGCACACCAGAGCTGAACATGGGAGGCGGAGGAGCAACCCAACAAGCACCAAATGCAGGCGGTGGAGGTCATCAAATTATTTTCAATATTTCTGGTGAAAATCCAATAGATATAGCACAAAAAGTACGTGAAATTCTAAGTGATGTACTAGGAGAGGAATTACAAATTACGTAGGTGGTGATAGGAATGCCATACATTAAAGATGTATTAATTGATGTAATTACAAAGGTGTCAATGCCTGAATCATCTACTACTACAGATCATGCACTTGAAGATGGTGAACAGATTACGGACCATGTAAAAAGTAATCCTATCACCATCTCATTGACAGGCATTATTCTTGATGACACAGAAGAAAAAGTCTTGAAGCTCCGGGAATACCGCGAAAAAGGTGAAATCATTGATTATGATTATATGACAGCTCTAAAACATGTAGTTATTACTGATTTTAGCCGTGATTATTCTGCTGAAATTAAAGATGGCTATGCTTTTACAATGACATTAAAGCAAATAAAAGTAGCTAAGGTTGCTAAATTTGTTAGTGTATCAGTGCCAGTAAAAAAAACAAACCAAACCTGTTGCAAAAAAAAGGTCGCCAACAAACGAAAAAGACACCTAAATCTACATCGAAATCAAGCAAAAAGAAATATACTACGCCACCGAAAAATAAATCGTCTAAAAAGGAGGGGCGTAAGTGAACGAGTATATTGAGTATATCGACATTGATAAAAATGAAATTCCATACTCTTTTGAAATTGAATTAGCAGGAGAAATTTTTGAGTTAGAAGTAAATTACAATCAAGCTCATGATTTTTTTACTGTTGATTTATTCAAAGATGATGGTGTGCTAGTGATTGGTGAAAAGTTAATTCTTAATCGACCATTATTTCGAAACCATGTAAATATTGAGTTACCAAAAGTGCAAATTATACCGAAAGACCGAGCTAATTCAGCGACTCGTATTACATACGAAAATCTGAATGAGACGGTCTTTTTATATGTAGGTGAAACAGATGAGTAATTTATACATGCGTAAAACTACATTTTTAGTAGGTGGGAGAGAAATTACGGATCCATTAACTATCAAATTTAGCGTGCCATTCGGGGACGATGAAAAGGTAGATACGATAGATATTCAAGTATATAACTTGAAAGACGATACGATAAACGCCATAGCTACCAATCAAGTAGCTATTTTAAGTGCTGGATATGTAGATGAGAGTGGTGTTATTTTTAGTGGCACACTTAAGAAAAAAAGAAACTAAGTGGGAAGGGCTAGACAAAGTCACAACGTTTAAGTGTATTGATTGCTCTTTAGACTACACAAAAACTGTCATCAAACGGACCTATGGCCGCAATACAACTGCATCTTTAATTTTGCGAGAGTTAGCACGTGATGCAGGGCTTGCAATTGGTGATATTGATTTACCTGTTGATTTTATTTATCGCTCAGGCAAAGCACTCAATGGCAAAATTAAGTTTCTTGTTTCTGAAATTGCAAAGGATTGTGAGGCAAAGCTACACATTAATAAAGGGCGTATCTATGTGCGAGATCGTGTCAAAGGAGATAACTTAGGACTCGATATTTCCAAAGAAACAGGCTTAATTGATGAACCAGAGGAAGTTGAGGAGGAAGTCAAGGACGAAAAAGGTTCTAAGTTAAAAAATGACAAGAAGAAAATCAAGGGTTACAAAATCAAAGTGTTACTAAACCATCGTATTACAACAGATGTCATTATTAAACTTACATCTCGTAAAGTAAGCGGTGTTTTTCGAGTTTCTAAAGGCGAACATAAGGGCGACACATCCGGCCAAGAATACTACACAGAATGTGAGGTGGTGCCAGTATGACAAAAACATCAATGACAGAATTCGTTAGTGAAAATATAGAGGAAAATTTGATGAATATGAATACATGTCTTATTTGCAGAGTGCTTGAAGTAGATATGAATCTTTATAAAGCTGATGTATTGCCATTACATGATCCAGGGGCCACACCGATTTTAGATGTTCCAATGGCATTTCATCAAACAGAGCAGTTTGTCATTCAAGTTCCTTATAAAAAAAGGTGATATTGTGTTAGTTATCTGTTCACAGGCGGATATTGACCCTCTAATGTTTGGCGGAGGAAAGGCTGCAAGCAGGTCATTTAGTGCCAATGATGCATTAATAGTTGGTGGCGTTCATTATTTCACAAAACCACTGCAAAATGAGCATCCAGATGACCTTTTGCTCTCGGATAAAATTTATAAAAATAAAATTCGTATTACTCCAACAGGTGAAATATTCATGGAGTCAGAAGAAAATATCAATATCATTTCTAAAAAAAGATGTTGTTATAGAATGTAAAAATCTTTGGCTTAACTAGGGAGGTAATTCTATGGGAGCAGCAATCCGAAAAGGCGATGTATGCAAAGGTCATGGCTGTTTCGTACCTCGTCCAAATGACGAGGGCAGTCACAATGTGTTTATTAACGGCATACCTGCTCATCGGGTAGGTGACCATTGGATGACACATTGTTGCGGCGCAATATGTCATGATTCGGTTGCAGCAACAGGTAGCCCCAACGTATTCGTTAATAAAAAGCAATTGTGCCGTGTGGATGATTTAACAGAGTGTGGCTCATCTATGGGCAAGACACACAGCCCAAACGTTTTTGTTAATGATAGAAGGTGATAGGATGCATACATTTAAGTATAACGATGACGGCGATTGGGTATTTAACGAACTGGTACATGGGGATGAGCAGCTCATACAAAATTTAAAGCAACTGTTGCGCACAACGGTTGGTGAATGGATGTTCAATGATAATCATGGCTTCCGTAGAGCAGTCATTGAGCAAAAGATACCCAATAAAAAGCAAACAGTTCAAGCTATGCACGATTGCTTGTATCAAGAGCCACGTGTAGCCGAGGTTCTTAGTGTGGAGTATGATTTCAACCGTATTAAACGTCATCTAACAATTAATTTCAGAGCACGTACACAGAAGGGCATGAGATAGGAGGGGAGGCTATTGTTAACCAAGTCGGGGTTTAAACGACAACGTACTGCAGACTATTTGCCAATAATTGAAGAGCAAGCAAGGGATTTATATGGCGAGGATGCCGATTTATCAGATCGTACACCTGTTGGTAAAATGATTCATTTGCAGGCCCAACAAAGGGCGGAAGATAACGAGCAGCTTGAAATGGTCTACAATGCTCGCTTTGTCGATACTTCGGAAGGAGCAACGCTAGAGGCTAATGTCAAACGTGCCTTACTTACTCGCAAGCGGTGGATTAAAGCAACTGGTGAGGTCATCATCAATCTAGATAAAGGTGCAAAGATCAATATAGGTGATTTGTTTCGGACGAAATACAACGTGTATTTTAAAGCTTTAGAGGCTATAGACGCGGCGGAAGATGGAAACTATCGAGTAGACGTTGAAGCCCTTGAATATGGCGCAATAGGCAATGTAGAACCAGGAGATATAAGTATAATTGTGAACCCACAAAGCGGCATCAATTCGGTAACGAATCCAGATGCTTTTTTTTAATGGTCAAGATGAAGAAATAGACGCAGAATTGCAGGATCGTTACTATGCATCGCTTGGAAAAGTTGGTGCTCGGCGTGTAGAATCCATCGAAGCAAATGTACTTGATGAAGTGGAAGGGGTACGAGCTGCTATTGCAATTGAAAATGACACAAATGTTGTGGATGCAGAAGGACGCCCCCCTCACTCGGTTGAAACGGTTGTGCTCGGTGGTTTAGATGAAGATATTGCAATGGCAATCTTTAAGAAAAAAAGGTGGCGGTATTCGTGCGTATGGCTCTACTGTATATACTTTTACTGATAACAGAGGTATTGTGCATGAAATTGGCTTTACCCGTGCCACAACAGTTCCTATTTATGTAAGGGTATATGTAAAGAAAAGCGGTCAATACCCTTTAAACGGTGATAATTTGGTCATTGGTCAAGTAGTCAAATACATTGGTGGTACATACGATAGCGTATTGCATCATGGTGTAGGTATGAGTAAAGATGTCGTTTGTACAAAAGCCGAGGCCCGTGTGTTATCTATAGATGGAGTTGAGGATGTTCGTGTTGAGTTTTCAGTAGATGATATTACTTATGAGCCAAATAATGTCGCCATTGCATTTCCAGAAGTTGCAGAAACGGACGAATCTAAAATCGAGGTGTTGAACCTTGCCTAATCAACGATTACAAACTTTATTAGACCGTATGCCTCGTCAATATCCAAAAAAATGAAGAAAGTAATAACTATAAGCTTCTAAAAATTATTGCTGAAAATGGTGTGGAAAATTTAGCGATACAACAAACCATTTTAAAGTATTGGGATGTGGACCAATCAGAAGGATACGGATTAGATCGACTAGGCAAAGATGAGGGTATTTCTCGCGGTGGTTGGGATGATGATGAATATCGCAAAATGATTAAAATTCAGTGCATCCTTAATCTGTCCGAGGGTGATATAGACACAATGAATCAGATTATGGATGCCTATATGGGCAATGATTTCATTGGCTTTGAGGAAGGGTGGAGAGAGTTTGATCCAGCCACACTGTTACTCAATATTCGTGCTTCTGCTAAAACTATTCCGGATAGCTTAATTAAACGTATTAAGACTGCAGGTGTGGGAATCTACATCTTTTTGAATGAACTTAACGAATTTATTTTATTATATGCTGGCACATATGCATGGCAGATAAATTATAAAATTTGCAGTCGCTTTAAAACAGCACCAACGCATGGAGCATTAGGAAAAGAAATTATCAATGTTATTGATGGCATTTACGGCTTTAAAACAAATAGTCGTATTTGTGGTCGATTTAGGGCAGGGGGTACAAGTCAATGAATGAGATACAACCATTGATGCTTGAGCTAGTACAACAATACTTAAGTGACATGGTAGCAGGCGCAAAAGTAACCATTGATGGTGTTGTCCATGATAAAGAAATCTATCATACGAGTACAAAATATGGCTTACGAAAGTATGTCAAATTATCAATGGAACAAGGCTTGGTGACTCGTGCGGCATTAGTTGATAGCCATGGACGTGAGTTGTATGTAAAAACCATGAACTATCAAAAAGGGGTACAGGGGTATGTGATTGCATTTCCTCTACAACTCGAAGCGAAGGAAGTGAAAGTAAATGCGTAATCTAATGAATGGTGAAATACCATTAAATTTTAAGAAAAATCCTTATGATCGTACACAATGGCATGATGATGTAACGGACCCAGTAACAGGTGAGGTCATTGAGGATGGTACACCGTACATGTCAGAGTTTGCGAATAATTTTGAGTGGGGAATCTATAATGCCTATCGCTTTTTAATTGAAATATATCGACAGATGGAGCGTATGCGTGTGCAGTTGGAACTTGACGGCCGCGTACCAGGTAACAGCGGAACCTTCGCAGACGTGTTAGATGGCAGTACCAATAAAATCGTACTGGATAAAACACTTACTGATATAGTAGAGCCTGTGGTCATTGGGACTACCATTTTAAAGGTTGCAAGTGTAGAAGGATTTACACCTTTTTCACAAGTAACTATTTTTGATGATCTGCATAGCGAAAATGTCATTATCACATCGATTGGAACCACTACCATAACTGTACAAGCTCTACAGCAAAATTACAAAAAAAGGTGCAAAGGTAGCTCGTAGTAATGTAGCAATTGATACAACGTTGTCAGAGATGGGTATCGGAGATTGGCAGACCTACAACGTAGAGTTAGTGGAGGTGGTGTAAATGGCGCTACATTATTGGCAAAAGTTTAAAGCTGAAATATTAAAACCAGAAGTCACTAGAACTTATATTGGAAGAGAAGCAACACCATACACTGTTGTTGGGATGAGTTCGTATAAGGTATCAGTTCATTTAGGGCAACATCGTGTTGAACTTGATGGTCACTATTTATCTTCCAGAGATACAACAACAGAACCCATCTATACCACTTTAACAACTGAAAATAATGCAATTGTACGAGAATACCGATATCAAGGATACGCTCCTGAAAATGGATATTCAGCCTATGATGTTTATAGGATTTCAGTTGATCCAACTATACGTTATTTTAAAGGGGCATTAATTGAGACTATCCAAGCTGACTACTCAGCTTATACTGATAATGCTAGGAATGCCGATGGATATTGGTATGTAAGAGGAGCAAAAGTAAACACAGCGCCTAATTATACTCAAATTCCAACGCAATCTACTAAAAAAAGATATACCTATTACAATTAATCTAACCAATTATTTTAGTGATCCACAGGGGGATGCATTGACATTTACTGCATCGTCAGGCAATCCAAGTGTAGCGATAGCTAGTGTGGCGGGCAATACATTGACGCTTACTGGTAAAGATATTGGCAGCACATGGATTACAGTTAATGCAAGTGATGGTGAGTTTACTACTTCACAAGGCTTTGCATTAAATGTAACTAATACAGCTCCAACGGTATCTGTAACCTCGCCAAGTGCAAATGTAACGCTCTACGAAAATGATGTTTTTAACATTGCTGGGTCTGCATCTGATGTAAATGCCAATCAATCGGTAACAATATACGCCCAGGTTAATCTTGAACAACGTATTGTACTAGGAATTGGCTTGAGTAATGCTGCTATTCCATTTAACAAACAATTGAAATTTAAGGGTGGAAAACTGTACGATGGCGAAACAGCTATCACAAGTAGCCTTATCGATGGCGTACCACATACACTTAAAATATGGGCGCAGGATAGTGATGGTGGTCAATCTACAATAGCAGAGCGTACATTTTATGTTGTGCCAAACAGACCACCTGTTTTAACCGTTGATACTGTACAACCAAGTGGCATTATTAATACTGATAAATTTGCAATATCAGGTACAGCTAGCGATCCAGACGACAATGATATGACAGCTTCTTATCGGTTAAACGGAAACAATAGTATAGCGTTAGAAATCATTGATGGTAAATGGGCTTTTGATATTACTTTGGCACAGTTAGTAGTAGGGCAAAATACAATTGTTATAGAGCTAATAGATAGTTACGATTTTAAGGTTTCTAAAACCATCAAATTAAATAAAAATGGAGTGAAAACGCCTATTTTGCAATCAGTAGCGAGGTATAAAATTTCTCCTCCGAAGGGTTCAGCAAAGGGCGTTTTATTGTGGATTCAGCGCGATGAGGCACTTGATTTGACCGTTGATTTATCTATGACACTTAAAGGTGAACAAGAATCCTATGTACCACTCATAGCTACGCATACAGTACCAGTGTATGAAGGTGTCGTAGAGGATGAGTTTTACTATGAAACTCAGGAGCCGAAGGATAATATCATTCTCAAACTAACTACTTCAAGAGATAACATCAACGTCAATAATAAAATCTATTTAATTATGGGGGTGCTTGAATAATGTTGAGACGAAAAAGATTGCCGGATGGTACGTTTGGTGAACTTGAAAAGGTAGGCACCATCCCCACAACGGATGAACAGGTTAAATCACTAGGAGAGCAGTTAGCCCAAGAGAAAATGAAAAATATTCAAAAGGACATTCTTATTAACAATCTTGGTACACAACTAACCCAATTAAAGCTTGATGTTATCAAAATGAAAGGCGGTGGAGACTGATGAATTTTTGGCAAATTGCTTTTATCTCGAGGTGGGTAACAGCAGAGCAATTACGTATTGCTGTAAAAACCGATACTAATCCTTTCGGTGAAATCACTCCGGAGCAGTATAAAGAAATCACAAAGGAAGATTTTGAAACTCATGTAGAAGCTTAATTCACAAACGTTTGGGAATTTGCCTTCTACATTATATTGAGAGGGCTATTTTTATTAAGTAGGTGAGAACATTGGATGGAAAAATGAATGAATTTCAGCAAGCTGTATCTATCGCCGATCATGAGAGACGAATTGATGAGCTTGAAAAGGATATGAAGGCAGTTAAACCAATTGTTTATGACACTGCTTCGAGTGTTAAACAAATAGAGAAATCAGTGGAGAAAATGGAAAAGAATAGCGACAAAATCAAAGGTTATTTTTTTGGCCGCAGCAATAAGTGGCGTTGTAGGCATTGTATTTATTGCATTACAAAATTCGATTTTTGGAGGATAACATTATGAAAATCAATTGGAAAGTACGTTTAAAACACAAGCCATTTTTAGTGGCAGCATTTGCATTAATACTATTATTGGTGCAGCAAATTGGATCATTAATTGGCTATGACACAACAATTTATAATGAGCGAGTAACAGAGTTATTTAACACTGTGCTCGCTTTTTTTAGTGCTGATTGGAGTGGTTATTGACCCAACAACAGAAGGCACTAATGACAGCTCTCAGGCATTAAAATACGACAAACCAAAGGATGATGTTAAATGAGCTCAAGCGTAACAACTACATGTCGGGATCTTTCAGAGTTATTACCTGCAGCACAAACAGCCTGCAGACTTTTGTTTCAGGAGTGTTTTAAAGTAGGCATTAAAAATATCTTTATTACAGAGACTTATCGCTCACAGGAACGACAAAATTATCTTTATGCTCAGGGTCGTACAAGACCTGGGCAAATTGTTACCTGGACACTTTCCAGCAATCATAAATCTCGTCTAGCTTGGGATATTGCCGTAGGTCCTCCACAGTCTTTATATGATGTAACGACACTTACTCGAGTAGGAGCTATTGCACGTAAGTTAGGTATTACGTGGGGCGGTGATTGGATTGGTAGTATTGACCGACCACATTTTGAAGTTAAATCATCTTGGAAAATGCCTGCAGGTTATAAGCTAGAGGGCAAATTGAACGTGCCTACTAATAGCAAAGGACAAGTACAACTAATCGTAGAGGATAAAAAGGAGGTAATTAAAATGGCTCAAACATGGAACCCTGGTTCACCAGCTATGAAAACTGAAACAGAGAACTTTATTGCACAGGCGGTTAAAGATGGTATTATTCAGGAATCGCACTTAAAGGATTTACAGAATGGTACAATGACGACTGATCGTTTAATTGGGTTGTATATTACAATTCAGCAAAGACGATGCAAATAATAGCTGTTTAACTTTAAAGACCAGGTAATCACAAAAATTTGTGAGCCTGGTCTTTTTTTATTTAATTAGTTAGCACCAGATCTTTCGATTGCCTCTTTAATCGCTTGTACTCGTAAACCCTCGTATTCAAAGATTTCAGCGCCCCATACTGTTTCGTTCCAGTCTTCTTTTGTGAAAATAACTACGCAATTTTCATTATCTTCAACCCACACACGAGGTGCACCTCCGATATTACAGTTCGAATTAAATATTACATCATTTTCGTGTGTGAATATAAAAGGCTGTGCATCACTTTTCATTGATAAAATATTTTCAAAAGTTTGATGTAATTCTTGTGCTTTTTTTGAAATTCCCATTAAAACAACATCCTCATAAAATTTATTAAGTAATTCAGCGTTTTTGAGTGTGATGTTATCTAACGATGCTTCACCTTTAAAAATCCTATATACAGTATTTTGTGGTATACCAGTAGCTTTGGAAACTTGAAGAGCTGGGACGCTGCTCTCGATTAGTTTAATAATATTTTTCCTCATTTGTAGACCTCGCAATAATTTAGTGGTGTTTGATTGTCTTTTCACTGAATTTTCCATTCACATCAATTGTACGAATATATTCTACTAAACCATTTTTAGTCGGACGCACATCGTGCTCTAATACATATATGCCATTTTCGCTTTGTTTTGCTTTCTCAATATACAGAGCGATATTTTTTTTCGGTTTCCATTTTCGCTTTTTCGGAAATTTCTTTATCTGCAATATCTCTGAAAATTTTTGCTGTATCACTTGCGATTAATCCTGATTTAGCCGAAATACCAATTTGCTTTAAGAACTCACTTGCATTTTCAAAACTATAACAATATGTGTTTTTTTAAATACGAAGCTATAGCAACTGTAGTTATACCATTTGCTGAACATTCCACTTTGTTACCACCTAAATGTTTTACAAATACTTCAACACCATTTTTAACAAATGTAGCTGTAGCAATTTTCATGTTTCTAATCTCCTTCCATGCGATTGAAAGAGATGAAGCTAAGTATTCACGCACTTTTCCGCCGAACTTAGAAGCACCTTGTTTAGCTAATATCCACGCACGTTTCATCACTTGTTTCATCATCTCAATCGCTCCTTTTGTTTTACCGTTATCGGTAACTTTATGTTTATTATATTACCGTTATCGGTAAAAGTAAAGTGGTTTAATAAAAAAATGTGCATAACAAAAAAAGAGCAGATAGCCATTACAGCTATCTACTCATTTTCCACGTAGTTAATTAAATTTACAAATATTAAGTAATTCACATTCCACTTAGTTACAAATTGAATATAACATACATATTATCAAGAAACAAGACCGTGTAGCATACTGCCTTGCAGTATATAAAAAAATGACCTTGTAATAATAAAAAATTTATGAATTCAGGCATTTTTTTATTGCTAATTACAGAACATTTGTTCTATAATATGTACAAACGAATGTTCTTACTTTGAGGAGGCGTAAAGATGGCAACTAAAACAAAAACACCAGCAAAGAAAAAGGAACCAAAGCACTTAGACAGAGACGAGTTTGATTTAGAAGAAATCGCATACGCATTAACTGAGGCAATGAATGAATCAAAGTACAAAGCTTTTTCAGTTTACAGAAAGGAACAACCACTCTTGGGTATAGTCACAAAAATGGATGCAAACACTAAATTAATTCATATCAAAGATAAATATAGGATTGTCCATAAGGTACATTTCTTAGATATTTTAAGTATTTCTGATGTTGATTAG